TATTTCTTCTGTTGCATCTTTTCTCTCTTTAGCACCTTGAAGAAGATTATTTTTTATTTTAGATTGAAGAGTTAATATTTGTCCTATTTGTCTTTTTTCTTTTGTACTTCTATCAGCAGGTTTTACTTCAAGCATTTCTACTTTTCCTTTTTTGCCTGAATAACCTTTACCAGAAAATATTTTTTTACCTATTTTTTTAAATGGCATTATTTTTTAGCTGTTTTAGCTGAAGCTTTTAATGCTTTATCAGAAACAGTTCCTTTTCCAGGTCTGCTTTTACCTAATCTTTTTGCACGGTTCATGTAATAGTAAAGTCCTTTTTTAGCAACTCTACCATCTTTAGTTACATGTGTATCTTTAACTTGACCACCTTTTGCCATTTTAGATTTTCCGGCTTCTGAAAGAGCAATTGCTATTGCTTGTTTTCTAGATTTTACAACTGGACCTTTTTTACCAGAATGTAGTTTTCCAGATTTAAATTCTCTCATAACTTTAGAGACTTTAGTTTGTCCACCTTCAGCATAACCAGTTCTTGATAATGCTTTTCCAAATCCTCTTTCAGCTATTCCAGTTCCTCTAGCCATTATCTTTTACCTTTCATCATTTTACCTTTTTTCTTCTTTGACATTTTAGCAGTTAACATATCCGCTTTTTTCATTTTACCAGATTTAGTTTCTTTATATCCTTTTGCTTCCATAGCATATTCTTTAGCTTCTTCAGCTTTAGATTCCATGCCTTCATGTTTTTCAGACATATCAACATAGCCACCTTTTTTAAAAACACCTCTTCCTTTTAAAATATCGGCTCTAGTAATTTCACCATCTTTGTTTAAATCTGGAAATGCTCTGCCACCTTTTGCTAAACCTACTCTAGCAATTCCGTTTCCTCTTTTTTGTATTCCAAGTCCTGCCATTTTATTCTCCTATCCGTTTTCTTGTTCTTTGTTTGATACCGGTTTATTTGCCATAGTGCGCGCCACCGATTCTGCGCTTCTGCCCACAACATAACCTCCAAGACCTATTTGTAATAGTGTCCATACATCTCCTGGAAGAGTAATAGTTATAGAAGCTTTAAAAAAAAATAATATAACAGGTCCTAATACATAATTCCATATTAGAATAAATATTAATACATACATTAAAAGGGGCCTCCAGCTCGATGCGAACCAGCCCGCTTTGGCCTCTGCCTCAATAATTTTAGCTGCAGCAGTTAATTCTTGTGTATGAGATTGCATCAATTGCGTTTGCAATTGTGCTTTTAATTTTTCTTGTAAATCTTTATCTGGAACTGATTTTTCTATTGTTGAAAAAAGTATTTTAGCTAGCGGGGCAACAGCATTTAATACTGGTAACATGATTTAATACCACTTAGCTGATCTTTTTTTCTCTGGAAGTATGTTTCCTTGGCCTTGAACTACGTCAGTTTGAGTTTCATTTGGTTTTGACATTTCAATATCAACTCCACCAACTAAATATCCATCTTTACCTGTAAATTTAGAATGATCTACTTGTTTAGATTGACCAATTTTTTTATTTTTGTTTTTCATAACCATTTTATACTCCTTTTTTTGTGTTTTTAAAACTTATTTTTGATCGTTTTTAAGTTTAGCTGCTAAAATTGTCTTTTCTAGCGAAGTATCTGCTCTTAATTTAGCTAAATCTTCGTTTTGTTTCAGTTTATCGTCTTGAGTAGACTGATTCATCATAGTTTTCATTTTATCAAGGTTTAATCTGTCCTTACCTTCAACTTCTTTTCTGTAATTTTCTTGTGCTCTAAGATCTAATTCTCTAGCTCTTAGCATTGCGATAGGATCATTTGATAATAATGAAGTAATTTGTTGTTCTTCTTTTAAAAATTCTTCCATTGCTTCAGCAATTAACTGTGCTTTTCTAGCTTCAATTTTTTCTCCAAGCATTTTAGCTTGAATTTGCATTTGTTGAAGCATTTGTGGATTCTGTTGTCCCATTTGTTGCATTTGTTGACCCATCATTTGAAGTTGTTGCATTTCATTTCTAAATTCAATTTCTGTTTGTTCTTGTGACATTACAGAAATATGTTCAAAAATATTTTTTTCTAACGCAGCCATTACTGGTGGAGCATTTCTTGCAATGTTAGTTCCCATAAAACTTAAATGAGATGTAATATGTGCTCTATGATCTTGTCCTGGAAATGCTTGGAACGGTTTCCCTGCGAGAGCATCAATGTGTTCTAACGCAGGGTCCTTTGGTTGTGGTGGTTGAGGTTTCATTAAAATTTTATCAATCTCTTTTACACCTAATGCTTCATACATGTTTCTATATACTTCATAAGTATTGTGCATTTGTGGAGCAGACATTGCTAACTGTAATTCTGTTTGTGCTAAACTAATTCTTTGTGTTTGTGAAAATATATTTGGATCAGCAACTGGAATGATATCTACTTTATCATCAAAGTCTGCTTGTTTAATTTGTCTTTGTCCACCTACTACATTGTAAGGATATTCTGGAGGTAAATATAAAGCAAAAACATTTGCTAATAATTTAAATTCTTGTTTCATTGATGCATAAATTCTTTTGTGAATTGCTGACATCGTTCTACTTCCTCTTTCCAACAAGGCCACGGTCGTACCCACTGCTGCTTGTTGATTCCCATCCCCTACTTGTAAGTCAGCTATCGAAGCAAAGCGCTGACCTGCTTGAACTACGACCCCCATAAGAGCAAGTAATGTTTGTGAAGGTTCTTTATAAGGCAACGTCATAAATGCATCTCTTAAATTACCGCCAGGAGCATCTACATCTCTCCATTCTCCCGGTTGAATAGATTGAGCATCATCTCTAATTCTAATTCCTCTTTGTTTAAATCCAGCTGGTAAATTAGATAATGTTCCTGCATCTAATAATTGTCTTAAAGCTGATGTTGCAGTTCTTGATAATCCACCAATCATTTGAATTAAACCAAAACCATAGAATCCAAAGCCAGGTAAAAATTTAAAATGAACAAAATATTGTTTCTTTTCTTTTTTAACATCTTGAGCATCCCAGTTTCTTCTAATAGATAAAACTTCTCTAGATCCTTCTTCAATAGTTACAATATATGGAAGTTTAATTCCTGTGGGCTCACCAGAAGCATCTTTGTCTTCAAAACCTTCTAAATCTAAATTAATATGACACTCTAATAAATTATAAACATCTGATTGAAATTCAGTTTTTGTAACACCTTCAAGTTGTCTTTCCTTATCTTTAATATCATTCGTATCTGTTGATTCATCAGAAGGAGTTAATTCTATATCTCTATAAAATCCTGCTACTTGTTGTTTTCTTAAATCATTTCCAGAAATTTTAATTACATGAACTATTGCTTCAGCATCTTCTAATGATGTTGCTGAATAAGGAACTACTAAATCTTCTGCAGCTACAAATTTTGATACCGCTCTTCCAACAGTTTCATCATAATAAACTTTTTTAAATGTAGATCCCGATAATGGTAAATAAAATAACATTTGATCAAACTCTGGTTCATATTCTTTCATGACATCCATAATTTGATAGTTCATAAATTCTTTAACTCGTTCTGCTTGTTGTTCTATTTCTGGTGTAGATGCTCCTATAACTTGAGTTCTAACTGGTCCTTCAGCAGGTAATAATTCTTTGTAAGCTAATGCTTGAAATTGTGTAACAGCTTCTGCTAATACTGGATGTGTTGCACCACTTGCTCCTTGAAATGGTTCTGTTCTTTGTTCATATTTAAATCCTAATAAATCTAAACCTTGTGTATAAGCTTGTTCCCAATCTTGTCTTGAACTTTTATAGTCTTGATAATTTTGATATAGTTCAGAACCAAGTGTATTAAGTTCTCTCTCCTCAATAAACTCTGCAAGGTTAGAATCATGAATTAAAGATGCTTCATTCATCCTTGCTTTAGGATCAAAGTTTATGTCAACGCTTCCGTCGTCATTTTCGGTAACTTCAGTTGGGCTAGATGAAATTGTTTCTGTTTCAGATACAACTTGTTCTATCTCCTGTTCAGGAGTTAAAGAACTACCTATATTTGGGATTAGACCCTTTTCTATTTCTGCCATTAATTTTCTCCGATTTAACTGTTCTAACAGTATTATAGTTAATATTCAAGCCTTGTGGACATGGTCCTCTTTTAGGAGGTACTGTTAATGTTAGTCTTTTTGGTTTAATCATTTAAAATGTATCCGGTCCGTAAGGTGATGTTTCTTCAATAAAGTCTGTAGGTGCATCTTCCATTTGTTCTCTTCTAGCTTGTTTAACAGGTATAATTTTTCTATTTTCAATTTTTCCTGTTGCAAATCTTTCAGCGGCTTCTACATCTCCATATATAGTATTTTTTCCTGGTACTTTTCTCATTTCACTCATTTCAATATCTACATCATCTGGTCCATTTGCAAAATATCTAGGTTCTTTTTCAAGGACTTTAAATTCAGCGGGTTCTACTTTTGAACCGGAATAATATTTAAGTTCCATCGTAGGTCTATAGTAAAGAGTTACTGGTGTACTTGATCCTTCTTGATTTCTTGGTGAATGAATATCAACTGCAATTCTTCCGTCTGGATATTCTCTTAAAAGAAATTCTGTATCTCCATCTACATGACGCGTTACTGTTTCTACACCTTTTGGAAGCCCTCCATATCCTTTTGGTTCATGTTTATATGATGCTTCCATTATTATTTCTTTTTCTTCAAATGGTTTTCCTTTTGTTTTTATTTTTTCAACAAGATCTGGAAACCAAGAATACATTCCTTCTACTTTTTCAAATTTTATTTTAGATGCAGCTCTTACTGTTTGAGCAGCTTTCTTAGTTCCTTTTATAGCTTTAACTAATTCTGGAGCCATTGCTCCTGTAGCTACTGTTCCTCCTAATATATTTAAAAAATTTCTTCTAGATATTCCTCCTTTTTTAAATCCTTCTCTCATACTGTCATCGGGAGATTGAATTTCTGGAATTTCAATTGGAGTATAAGTGCCAGCTGTTTTTTGTTTTGATTCTTCTGGAATAAATTGTGAATAATCTCCTTCATCTAATATTTTTTTAAATAATGTTTGTTCTAGTGTTGGACCTTGTGCTTGTTTAAATTGTGGCCCAAACATTTCTTCTGCTTTTTTTGCTTTTGATTTAGCTAAATTAAATACAGTATTAAGAAAATTTGTTTCATCTTCTTCAAGATATTCATTTTTACTTAAATAATTATTTATTTCTTTTATTCTACTATCAATAGTATTTAAATTTTGAGATAAAATTGATGCTTGTTCTGTATCTAAGTTTCCTTTAAATAAAGATTGTTCTATATCTTTTTTTTCTTCCATTAAATTTCTAAGTTCAGGAGTTAATTTAAGATTTTGTATAGCTCTTTGAACTGATTCTTTATTCTTAGCTTGTTCTAATAATTCTTCGTCTAATTCTTTACCATATCCAAATAATCCAAAAATAGACCCTCTTTTAGCTGCTTCTATATCTCCTTGTAATACATCTGGAGCTGCAAGTATTGTTTCTAAAACAACATCTCCTATTCCAAATAATTTTCCAGTTGCTCTTATTGGAGCAGGTATTTTATTAATTAAATTTTTAACTAAACTTATTTCTTTACCATATAATTCTTTAACAAGGTTTGGATCTGCTCCAAAATTTACTCTATTTAATAGGTTAATAGCTTTTTTCTCTTCAGGTGTAGTATTTAATACATCTTCTAGATTTCCCACTCTTCCTTTTATTTTTGTTTTAGTTTCACCAAATGCTTCTTCTGTCGGTGTTATTATGTTTTTAGGAACATCAGAAGTATTTAAATTGAATTGTTTAATTTGTTCATCAAATCCAGTTAATGTATTTTCAAAAACTGTTGGTGTTTGAACTCCACCTATATTTTTAATTCCTTTAAAATTTTTAGCTAAAAGACTTCCTTGATAATTTGGAACTTCATCCATTCCAATTGTAAAATTAAATTTTTTACCTTCATTAATAATATTATTAATACTTCTAGTAATGTTTAAATCTTTTCCATATTTATCAATATTATCTTTTAAATATTTTTGTGAAC